TACAAAGCCGTCACGCCAAACACCGTGTTTGACACCAGCAGGGGCTGGACATCCAAGACATCGCTTCTAAAAGACCTCTACCCACAGACCAAGATTATCTGCTGTGTACGGGACTTGCCTTGGATACTGGACAGCTTTGAACTAATTTCGGCTAAAAGTTCTTTGTATGGCGCATCCTTGACGGATGACGAAGCGCGGCAAACAGTAACTACTCGTTGCGATGCCCTGATGGATGTGAAAAAAGAAGGCCAAGTAGTCAAGCCATATTACTTCCTAGAAGAAGGTTTGCTGTTAAACCCAGACATGATTATGTTGGTGGAGTACGAATCTTTGTGCAAAAAGCCTGAGAGCGTGATGCGGGAACTGTATGGCTTCATCAACAAACCGTATTACGACCACGACTTTAAGAATGTTGAGTATGACAACGAAGTGTTTGACAAAGCGTTGAACATGAAGAGCCTGCATACAGTCAGGAAAGAAGTTACGTGGCAAGAACGCCCATCCATACTGCCCAAGTCAGTGTGGGAAAAATACGGTGGTAAAGAGTTCTGGCGCACACCAGCACCAGAGTTTTCAATGAAACAACTTTACAAGGTCAAGGGATGAAACGCATACTAATTATGGGCTTGCCCGGTGCTGGTAAAACCTACCTTGCACAGCACGTTCTTGAGCACTTACAAGGCAACAAAAAGACAGTCATGTGGCTTAACGCTGATGATGTGCGTAAGAAATACAACGATTGGGACTTCTCCCATGAAGGCCGTATTCGCCAGAGCTTGCGTATGCGTGAGCTTGCTGACAGCTACGATGTAGATTATGTGATCTGCGACTTTGTTGCCCCATTGGTTGAGATGCGTAACAACTTTAAAGCGGATTGGACTGTGTGGGTTGACACGATTAACCAAGGCCGCTTTGAAGATACCAACAAGGTGTTTGTTGCCCCCGAACAGTACGACTTTAGAATTACTGAACAAAAGGCTGAGAAGTGGGGTGAGTTCATTGCCGCACACATTTTGGATAACCGCCAGCGCCCTGTGTTTGATTGGCAGAAAGAGACTGTTCAGATGCTTGGCAGATGGCAACCTTGGCATGAAGGCCATCGTAAGTTGTTTGAAAGAGCCTTGGCTAAGACGGGTCAAGTGGTTATACAGATCAGAGACTGTCAGGGTTGGAACGGTTCTAACCCCTTTGCTGCCAATCAGGTCAAAGACTTTATCAAGCGTGATTTAGACCCTTTGTATCAAGGCCAGTACGAAATACAACTTGTGCCAAACGTGGTGAACATTACCTATGGTCGGGATGTGGGCTACAAGATTGAGCAAGAATCGTTTGATGATGCTACACACGCTATTTCAGCAACCAAGATAAGAAAACAAATGGGCGTGTGATGTGGGACTGGGCTGAAGCATTTATTGCCGCAGCCTGTCTTGTGGCCCTTGTCGTCTTTAGTACATACATGATTGCATGGAGTTGGTCGTGATGTATGAAGTGGCTCATACTGTTACTGCTGTTGGGGCTAGTTGGAGCCGTAGCCAAGAATGGTTGTCATGTGCGCGAGTTCTATGGAATTGGCTACACAATTCACAATCCGTCCGAGCGCCATCAGCAAATGATTGTTTGGCTAAAGAACAACGCAATTCATTGCAAGTCAGAAGATTATGTGGTGATTTGGAACAACCTGCCTATGTGGGCGGGTACAGCAGATTCGGCAGAAGCCCGATCTTTAATTTTGCGTGGCTATGAAGAAGCGATTAAACGTGAAAAGAAATGATTCAGCTTCGCAAATGGTATCCGTTTGTGTTCCCCACTCCATACGATGTTCGGGCAATAGCTTCGGAGCGTAGGGCGGAACGGCTGGAGGCTGAGTACAAACAGGCTGTAAAAGCTGAAAAAATAAACAAAGCAGTTGACGCACTTGAGATTGAGTTGTACAACAAACGGGCACGACAGAATACGATTGAGTTAGAAATTTTTAATAACATAAAACACTTTGACAAACTTGTATGACCAGAAAACCGATACCCAGACCAACACCCAAACCGCCAATGGAGGCAAAGGAAAAGCTGACGCTGTGGGTCACGCTCATGGTAAGCAGCACCCTATGTATCTCCGTATTGGCCATGGTAATCAGCTTTATGTTGGGTTTGTGGGCCAAGGAAGTGGACAACGCCGAGATTTTCAAAATGATTTCACCCGCTTTTTCTACTCTTATCGGCGGCATGATTGGGTTCCTGTCTGGTATCAAGCTCATGCAGAATGACGACTCTAAAAAGGATGGAAAATGCTAACTCTTCTCTCAACCCTAATTTCGTTCTTAATGGGCGGCTTGCCCAAATTGCTAGACTTCTTCCAAGACCGTGCTGACAAACTGCATGAGTTGGCACTGGCTCAGATGCAGATTGAGCGTGAGTTAGAGCTACGCAAAGCAGGCTTTGAAGCGCAGGAAAGGATTGAGAATATCCGGTCAGACCAACTGGCAACTGAGAGCGCAGCCAATACTCAGCAAGTCCTGATTGGGGCACAGCAGGCAGAAATGCAGGCAATCTATGCCCACGATGAAAGTTTAAACGAGGGAACGTCCCAGTGGATGAAGAACCTGAGAGCCAGTGTTCGCCCTGTCATTACCTATGGCTTCTTCTTCCTGCTGTTGTTTGTAGACATTGGCCTGTTTACTTACGGCTGGCACAGTGGTGCTACGTTTGTAGAGTTAGCCGAGATGCTGTGGGACTCTGACACCCAAGCCCTGTTCGCTTCTATCATTGCTTTCCACTTTGGTGGTCGGGCGTTTGGTAAATGAACATCTCAGACAAGTGCCTGCACATGATCCGCCACCATGAGGGGGTCAGGCAAAACCCGTATAAATGTCCAGCCAAGTTGTGGACTGTGGGCGTTGGGCACGTCATGTTTCCAGAGCAGGGCAAGCTCAAAATAGACCAGCGGGATGCCTTTGTGCCACCGCCAGAGTCTATGCGTAAGCACAGCATGGAGGAAGTCAATGAAATACTTAAGGCCGATCTTGCTAGGTTTGAGAAAGGCGTGGCTACTTATTGTCCTGTGCCTCTTACTCAAGGACAGTTTGACGCGCTCGTATCATTTTCTTTTAATGTAGGCCTTGGCACTCTCCAAAGGTCAACCATGCGCCAAAAAGTGATTCGTGGTGATATGGCGGGCGCAGCAGAAGAACTCTTGAAGTATTGCATGGCTGGGGGTAAAATTCTCAAAGGGCTGCAAAAGCGTCGCATCGACGAGCGTGCCGTGTTTCTATCCTAGGACTGCCGATGCCATTACAAAAAATCCTGTTTAAGCCGGGCGTCAATAAAGAGAACACCCGCTACACCACCGAGGGTGGTTGGTATGAGGCCGACAAGGTACGCTTTCGTCAGGGTAATCCTGAAAAGATTGGCGGTTGGCAACCTTTCTCTGCGGCTTACTATCTTGGCGTATGCCGTTCATTGTGGAATTGGGTAACGCTTGGCGGTGATAATCTGATTGGTGTTGGCACAAACCTTAAGTTCTACCTTAATCAGGGCGGTCTTTACTACGACATTACACCGATTCGTGAGACAGTCACGATCAACAACAACCCGTTTGCAGCCACAAATGGCTCCGCCGTAATCACCGTTACAGATACTAGTCATGGCTGTGTTACTGGAGATTTTGTTGTATTTAGCGGTGCTGTTGGCCTTGGCGGGAATATCACGGCTACGGTGTTAAATGCGCAGTATCAAGTCGTAGTCCTTACTGCTAACACATACACATTTACAGCCTCGGCTACGGCCAACGGCTCAGACGTTTCTCCCGGTGGTGGTGCTTCTGTCATAGCCGCATACCAAATCAACGTTGGCCCTGCTATTCCTGTTCCTCTTGTGGGTTGGGGCGCGGGTGCTTGGGGTAGTCCTCCTCCTGTTGCGCCCCCTTCAACGGTAGGTACGTGGGGCTATGGCCTTACATCTACATCTGCGCTTCGCTTGTGGAACCAAGATAATTACGGCCAAGATTTAGTGTATGGCCCCCGCACAGGCGGTATTTACTATTGGGAAGCAAACGACGGCGTTAATACTCGTGGTGTTCTACTAAATTCTTTGGGTGGCACTGTTACTTTTACCAACGCTTCCCCCACAGTTGTAACTTCTACGGTTTTATTTACAGAAGGCGCTGCCCTTCAGTTTGCGGCTACTACATCCCTGCCCACTGGCATTGCTGCGGCAACTACGTACTATGTGTTTGAAGTAAACGGGTTGACGTTTAAACTTTTAGACAGTGCAGGCAACGCAGTTAATACGGCCTCCACGGGCACAGGGGTGTACGTGTCTTTAATTGTGGATGTGCCGACAGTTCAGAACAACATAGTTGTTTCTGACACATCACGTTTTGTAATTACGTTTGGTGCTAACGACTATGGTTCGGCCACACTTGACCCCATGCTGATTCGCTGGTCATCGCAAGACGATATTTTTAATTGGACACCCGATCCTACTAACCAAGCAGGGTTTATACGTATATCTCATGGCTCAGAGATCATTGCAACTGTCCAAACTCGTCAAGAAATCGTTGTGTTTACCGACTCGGCTGTGTATTCTTTGCAATACCTTGGGCCCCCCTTCGTATGGGCACCGCAGCTACTTGGTGACAACATCTCAATTATGAGTCCTAACTCGGCTGTAGTTGCTTCGGGTATTGTGTACTGGATGGGCGTAGATAAGTTCTACTCCTACGATGGCCGTGTGCAAACGCTTAACTGTGACCTGCGCCGTTTTGTGTTTAGTGACCTTAACCAAGAGCAGGCACTGCAAGTATTTGCTGGCACCAACGAGGGCTTCAACGAGGTCTGGTGGTTCTACTGCTCGGCTAACAGCACGACTATCGACAAGTACGTTATCTACAATTACGTTGAGAAAATCTGGTACTACGGCACTTTGTCACGTACGGCTTGGCTTGACTCTGGTCTACAGTCTGTTCCTATTGCGGCAAACTATTTTACTAACACGCTCACAGGCAACTTGATTAACCACGAGACTGGCTTAAATGACAACACAACCGGCACCGCTACAGCTATTAA